ACCAGAGGCTGTTACCTTACTCTTCTTTGTCTTTGGTTTGAACTTACCCTTCTTACCTCTCGATGTTTTAAGTGCCTTTTTAAGAGCCTCGGTATCACCCTCCTTCTCTTCTTTCCCGCCCATGGTTTTTTGGGCAAGGTACTCCTTAATAAGAATGGTGTATTGTTCGTAGTCTAACTCCGTCTCGTAGTCTTCGATGCCAAGGAGTTCTAATACCCTCTCCTCGACATCTAAACTATCAACCTTATCCTCTTTCTTGTCTCCACTATCAGTGACCACCTTGACCAAGGCACTCATCTTTTTCTTATCTTCTTTCTTCTTCTTATCGTTATCCTTTACTTCTTTTTGAATGGATTTAATGAGTTCATCTAAACCTGCTGGTTCCTCACCACTATCCTTCGCCGTCTGCTGAATTTCCTTAATAAGCTTTTCAGCAGCAGCTTTCTTACTATTGGTTTTGTTTGCGACCTTCTTACCCTTTGCAGGGCCCTGGCCTCTCACAATCTTCCTAGCCATTCCTTTGCTTCATTTTTTGTTCCTCATCCTCTAGGTGTTGTTGAAGTAGAGCAACGTAGATGTCTCGTTCCCAAGGCATCATGTTTTCAATCTCAGTTAATGAATATTTATGGTACTGCATGAGGGCAAAGTTTAACCTAAAGTAATTCTCTAGGTCCATATGGACTAGGGCTACCCGAAAAAACTAGATAACCCTTCCAGAACTACAGTACTCTTGACTTTAGTGACAGGATTTTTAACCTCCACAGTATGAGAAAGTCTTGGCATTGTCTCAAAGAACTTCTCAATCTGTTTGAACTGAGCAGAACTCATCTGTTCCAGGAACTCGATGACTTCTTTCTTTGATACATCAGCTGTGGACCACACCTCTTCCTCATTGTAAATCTTATCGATACATGTAGCAATCAATTCAAATGACTTGTCTACACTGCTATCTTCAAAGTCAAAGTTGTTCTTGATGAATTGATCCAAGGAAGGATACTTCATCTCCATCATCAGACTATCATCAATACGGATCTGCTTATCGTGTTCTTCGTTTTCCTTTACCTTGATATCTTCTAGGTCAATCTTGACAGTGATAGATGTCTCACCATCATCAGGTGCAATAATATTAACCTCCACTTCTTCACCAACAGACTTACCTCTGATGTTGAGGAACAAGAACTCGATGTCAAAGGTAGGCAACTCTTCTACCTTGATACCTCTTGTAGAGATACAGTTCTTGATGACTGTCTTGATAGCGGTGGTGATGTGTTTGGTATCCTCACTCTCCAATGCAAGGACCAACAACTTCTCTTCTTTGACTAGGAAGGGTCTGAATTTAATCTTCTGCTTGGTAGAGGGCAACTCAAGTTCATAAGTTGGAGTAGCAATCTTTGGTAAAGGCATAATATCTGATAAAGATTTCAGTAGTAATATTTATCTACGTTTTTTACGTTTTGGTGGGGTGATACCTAGGTCAACTTCAGTCAGGACTTTGAACTCAATACCGTTGTCTTTGGCATACTCACTAGCTGCATTCCATTTGGCTTGGTTGATAGCATAGGTAGTTGCTTCTCTGATAAAAGTTTTGGTTACCTTCCCTGGTTTCTTTGTAGGTTCCTTACATTGTTTGGCTGGTTTGATCTCGATGATGTATCGACACACTCTACCATCCCTGTGTCTGATCTGTACAATACCATCAGGATAGTATCGATGAACTCTATTGTCAATCGGATTGACATAAGGGATACTAAACTCCTCTGATGCATATTTTAGGACAGCATCGTTCCTGTCACACCACTTAAGGAAGTGAAGTTCCCAACTACTCCTGTAACATATGTTCCTCACATCGCCCATATATTTTTCAGGATGCAGAGGGTGAAACCTACCTTGATGGTACTTAGAATCCCTGGGCATCAGTTATACATAGTATGATAGTAGTAAGTTATTTAGATGGCTAGTAGAGGAGGAGTCCCCGACCCTAGACCGATAAAGACATCGGAACTAAAGAGTAGGATATTGAATGTCGCTACTCCCAATAACTACTTGGTCAGACTTAATCCTCCTCAAGTGGTTCAAAGTTTCATGGGTCAAAGAGGTATCCCCTACCCCACATTTGGTGAGACAATCGAACTTAGATGTATTAACACTACTACACCTGGTACATCTTTCCTCACCCACTCGGTTGCCAATGATTATCAGGGTGTAGTAGAAGAGATTCCTTATAGAAGAGCGTACGAAAATACTATTGAGATGACATTCATGGTTGATACCAACTATGAAACTCAAATTTTCTTTGAGGCATGGGTTGATTACATGAGTGGTATTGGTGCTCCAATTTCAAGAGATGATTATAGAGACAGTGCAATAGCAAACTTTAGAATGAATTATTATGGGGGTGATAGAGGATATAAGACTAGACTTTACTTGACCAAGTTTGAAAAAGATGTGACTGAGTTTGAGAATATCAAGAAGTCCAGAGAACAAAAGTATGGTCTGCAATATACTTTCATTGATGCATACCCCAAACAAATAAATAGTATGGAGTTAAATTATGGTCCTGCTGACGACTTCCTGAGACTGACTGTCACCTTTGGTTACTCTCGATACATTAGCGAAAGAATTAATCTAAAATGAAATCCTTTAGACAGTTTCAAGAAGACAGTTCATCAGATGCTCAGTCGGCCATCTCTGGTTCGGGTGGTCAGTCAGGTGGAAGTGAGAGCACACCGGGTTCCGGTCTCCATAGGGTTAGTAATAAACCAGGATTCAAGAAGAGACCTAGCACTGGTATTGGTGCAGCGTTGAGGGATAGGTTGAAGAATAAAGGAGATAAGAAGAAACCAGAAGGTGCAGGAAAACCAGGGACTGATGGACCAGGACAGAGACCTGATAGAACACCTAGTCCCTACCGTCAGAAGACACAACGTGACCAGGGTGGTGCTCTTGCCAAGAGACCTGAAGAGAAGGGGTCAATGGTTCAGAGAAAGACTGCTGCAGCCAAACAACCACCTCAACATAAACAGTTGGCAGCACGTCCAGCATCTACTGCTATGGCAGGTAGTAGACAGAGACCAGCTATCAGACCTGGTGCTGAGAGAAAAGCATTACCTCAGGGTCAAGAGAGAAAAGCATTACCTCAGGGTCAAGAGAGAAAGGTATTACCACAAGGACAGAGAAGAATAGCAGCACAGCCTCAGAGAAAAGCTTTACCTCCTGCCCGTGGATGACGCACAAGAACGATATCTGAAGAGTACCATCAATCGTTTCACTGATGATGCGGAGGTCAATCGTATCAAAGCATTGAGAGACGAGGAAGAGATGATGTTAGAGATAATGGGTAAGTTAGATGACGACGTGGATGTGATACCAGACACGGGTCAGTACTTCACCTTTGAATACAGAGCCAAGACACCTATGATTACCTATGATAGGTTCCCACTTGTCGCTGTGACATCTATCTATAGGTGGGGGTTCGTTGGTTTAAATTATCACTGGGATGCATTCAGAAGATATACATGGGAAGAGATTACTACAAATCTCTATAGGATTTATCCCCTAGAACTAAAAACATTAAGGGCTATTCCATATCAATATTTCACGATAAATAACTAAAATCATCCTAGTATAATGTCGGAAATAAAGACCGTCACAAGATGGAATGGATTGTTGGTCGATCAATACACCGACACTTCTACTGGACAGATTGAGATTAGATCAGCAGAAGCCATCATAGGTACGGGTATTAAGGGGGACTTACTTGCCATTTCGACAGGTAAAAACTGGAAGATCGTTGATCCAAATGGATTTAGAAGAAGATACAATAACGCACAGACTGCAGAGGGAAGACAAACGGTAACCGAACAAGAGTTTACTAAAGTATTCAACAATAATGCTGTACCCACTTTCAATAATGATAGAGCTGCTGTCTTAAACAACCCGGACAATTATTCTAGTGTTGCAATATCAGAAGGTAATAGAGCAGCATTCTTTCAAAAGAATATTCCACTTGTAAAGGATCCTAGAACAGGATTGATGGTATCATCGACTGGTGTTAAACAAACTCAACCTACTCAAAATACACAAAACCCCCCGGCTAGTGGTGGTAATAACGAACCTGTCATTAGTGCTGCTGCAACCCAGGAAGAATTGAATGAGTCGGTGGAAAAAGGTAGATATGATCGTGGAGGTAAAGACATAGAGCTACGTTATCCAGTTGAGAATACTGGACCATTTCAATTCGATTACGTAGCTATAAAGGCTTATGATTATAAAGCATCTGGTTTAGGATTTGATTATAGTGTTGATAAAAATATCAAAGGACAAGGATACGAACGTGTCGTCTTGCCGATGCAACCCCAGATCTCAGAAACCAATGGTGTAAATTGGTCTGACGATCAACTCAATCCAATCCAAGCAATGCTTGGTAAATTTGCAGCTTCATCTATAGATGCTGCTGGTTCTTTAATAGATTTCTCAAAATTCACACAAAATATGGGAAATGCATTTAGTGATCTTAAAACTGATGTGGAAGAAGCATTAAGGGATCCTAATACTGCAAAATTTATCACCGCATATTTCGCAGGACAAGCTGTTGGTGCTAACGTGATCGGAAGACAGACAGGTATGGTTATCAATCCTAACCTGGAACTCTTATTTAATGGTCCCAATCTTAGAACATTTAACTACAACTTTAAGTTGACACCCAGAAGTGCAAAAGAATCTGAGATGTGTAAGAAAATCATCAGAGCATTCAAACGTAACATGGCTGTCTCTAGATCCGCAAGCAATCTGTTTCTTCAGTCTCCACGTATCTTCAAGATCGAATACTTTTTTAAAGAAGATATTCCACACCCCTATCTAAATAAAATTAAACCCTGTGCATTGACTAACTTCAACGTCAATTATACACCTGATGGTTCTTACTCAACCTTTGATGAGACAGGTTCAATGACACAGTTTGAGATCAATATGGCATTCACCGAAGTTATGCCTATCTATGCAGAAGATCTTGACGAAAACGACGATGCAACAATGGGGTACTGATGTCTAGACCATACTTCGATTACATTCCTAACTTTGAATACGTTGATAGGACTAAAGATGGTCAACAGATCTCTGACTATACAGTTGTCAAGAACCTTTTTAAGAGAGGAAATCTAAGACAGGATATCTTTGGGGACCTTACTTTCTTTACCAAGTACAAGGTCATAGGTGATGAGAGACCTGACAATATTGCATACGAAGTATATGGTGATCAAAACTATGACTGGGTGGTGATGTTGTCCAACAATATCATGAACCTTGAGACCGAATGGCCTTGGAGTCAACAGGCATTCGACAAATATCTCCTTGATAAGTATGGTAGTTACGAAAAGATCTACGAGACCAAAGACTACGAGACCAACGAGATTACTGATAGTACAGGTAGAATCATTGTCCGTGAAGGGTTGGTAGTACCACAGGACTATAGCGTTACCTTCTATGATACAGGACTAGGACAGATGGTGACTAGATCATCTACGTTCCCCGTATCAAACTATGATTATGAAAATAGAATTAACGATGCGAAGAGAAATATATTCTTACTTAAACCAATCTACTTGTCTGTGATTGTAGATGATATCGAAGAGACAATGCCATACATTCCTGGTTCAACTCAGTATGTGTCTGACAAGTTGGTAAGAGGAGAGAACATTAGACTCTATCCTGGAACCTAATAGGGCAAAAAAATACCGGGAAAATTTTTCCCGGTATTTTGGAATCACAATGCCATTTTTGTATCAGGACTCTGCAAGTTTACTGAAGTAACTCATCGGGTCGTCCTCATCATCTCCTTTACTGACAGTAATATCAGGAGCGTTGAAGTCATCACTTGTCTTTGAAGACTGATAGGAGTCTTCGAGCTTCTTAGTGATCTCTTCTTCACTAATGGTCTTACGTTCTGTTGCTGCGTAGTTATCATACTCAGTCTCTTCCTCTACGGTTGATCTACGGGTGGACTTATTGCCCAAGACATAATCAAGACGCTTCTTCAGTTCATCATAGGACTTGAACTGATCGGGTGCAGTAAAGGCAGTAAGTGAATACTCCTTCTTCCAGATTGCTTCCATTGCATCGTCGTCATCCAGGAGAGGTGACACACGATCAAACTCGGAACTATCATAGTTCCAGTAACCAGCAACCTTCTTCAGTTTCAACTTGAAGTTTGCACCTTGCCAAAAGTCAAAGGGGTTGATAGGGGTCTCATCTTCAAACTCAGGTTGCATTGCTTCCATGATTTTGTCGAAGATCTTCTTACCAAACTTGTACAGGAATACTTTACCCTCGTTACCAGGATTGGCAGGGTCCTTGACCACGTAGATGTTTGCGTAGAAAGAAAGCTTACGCTTCTGTTTACGAACTGTCTCCTTGTCTGCTTCATTACCACTGTTCCACAGTTCACGGTTCAGTTCACCGATAGGATCCTTACCACCGATAGTGGTCAGGGAGTTCTCGATGTACCATCCACCGGGACCTTGGAAGGCATGGGAGAATAACTTGACCCAAGGGAGATCTTCACCCTCAGGAGCAGGAAGGAAACGAATAACGGCATAACCGTTACCTGACTTATCCATTTCTGGTTTCCAGAGACGGTCATCTTGACCTCCTCCGCCACCGTTTTGTTTCTCGACTTCCTTGACTAGTTTCTGAGTCAGGGAACCCAGAGAAGATTGTTTTTTAAGGTCTGCAAAACCCATTTTCGTACCTCGTATTAGACGTATTTGGCTTGTTGGTTAAGTTTGGGTGGGGGACCTAACCACCCCCGTACTATAGACTATTTAGCCAGCCTCGTCAAGAGACTTCCTCATGTTGTCTACGATGTTGGACATGTTGCTGAAGACGTAAGCCAGGTCAACGTCACGGGGGAACCCGAGCTGTTGAGCTGACTCAATGATGTTCTCTTTCATAGCCTTAGCTGCAGGATCATCCGACAAACTCATACGAGTGTAGAGAACCTGTTGTTTCTTCAACAACTCCTCCAACATCTCAACATGTTCAAGTTTATCTTGGTTTGTCATGGTAGAGAAAGAGAATACTTTTGCATAGATTTCCTCTTGCAATTCTTGTATCCTCTTCATCTCTTCCTGAACTAGTTCTGATTCAAAGAAACTCATTCGACTACTTCAGTCTCCGCGGGTGTAGCATCTTCTTCTGCGTTGTTAGTTTCGATTTGCTCAAGTACATCGATGGCTCCCAGAACTTTCAGGTACATTTCTCTACCTGCTTCAAGTTGCTGTTCCAACTCAGCCTTTTGCTTCTTCAAATTCTCAAGCACAGTTCCATTCTCAAGTGCCATGGATAATTACCTCCTTAAGGATCGATTTAAATTTAAATACATCAATATGTATAAAGGAATCATACTTGTCAATTCTCATGGATAAGAACTTCCAAACAGGGTCATCCAATATACTATCGAAGTCTTTTTTGAACCCAATGATCTTGTTTAAAATGACCATGGACTCAAGGGATAAGGTCTTCGCCAAGTGTTCCTTGACGACAGGTGGGTGACGCTTACCCTCAATCTTAAACATACCATCAAAATCACGATTTGTAAATACGGTTTCTACCTCTGATTTAAATGTATACGTAAGTGATTGTAACCTTCTTTTCCAGTCTGTGTAGTTCTGTTCTCCGTTTCTAACAATCTCCCCAATCCAAAGAGACTGAGGATCATCGCAACTGACAAAATTACTAACAAAGAATTCAATGACTTCCGAATCATCTTTCTGTCGAGATAGTTTTTCAAAAAAGAATCTGTCCTTCCGTTTGTAAAAGGACTCAAGAGATGCACGAGACTTACCACCGTAACGATGGTAATCATACTTCTCCTTTGTGAAATGGTTCTTCAGTCCAAGGTAGGACTTATACACATCAAAAGGTTTCACCTTGATCATATAGGGAGTTTGGCATGAGATGTTTTCTTCAGTAAGTTTAACTCCATAGCCTCAGCTTTCAACCGTTCCTTCAATGGTTTCGATATAAGTTTAGGAATGGATTCGATATCAATACTATTCTTCTCACAAAAATATACAATCGCATCGACATACTTCATGTCTGCATTGTCCTTGACAATATTCTCTATCTCCTCAGCAAACGTCCGGCTGCTGTAGAATTTCTTTTCGATCAGTTGATCTACACTTAGTTCTTCAGCCTTTGCCATACTCTTGTAATTTGAATTGAATAAACTCTCTAAGCCATTCGGTAAGAGTTTTAATGTACTTACTCTTGTCATACTGTTCATAAACAACGCATTCCCCATCCTCACAGGACATAATAATAACAAATTTCTTGACTGAGATCCCAGTCATCTCATACAACATACATGCATAGGCAGCACACTGTACGTAGTAACCCTCAACCCACTTCTCGGGTTTGGGTTTCTTGCTTGTCTTGAAGTCGATGACAGCAAGTTCACCTTCATACTCAGCAATACAGTCAACAGTACCAGCAACTCCTAACTGTTTTGAGTAAAGTGATTGTTCGATAGCATGAATGTTATCGATCTTGTCTAGGGTAGGTTTGGCTTGTTTGAATAGAAAATCAGACAGGGGTTGTACACTAGGGAGTTTTTTATTCAGCAGATAGTTTTCAGTCAGTGTGTGCATGTCAGTACCACGACTGGTTGCAGCCTTGGTAATCTTGTTTGCTTCATCTACACCGACTCTCTTCCTCCACTTAGTAAAGATGTCTCGATTGTGATGACTAATCACTGAAGTAATCGAGACTAGTTTCTTACCATCAGGAGTATCATAATACCGAACACCATCAATCGTCTCTCGGGAAAGAGACGGGTAATCTATTTCAACATGGTTAAACATTACATACCGAGTTCAAGTTTGGCAATGATGTACTCCTTAACGAGTCCACTTCTGCAGATGTCTTCTGCATTGAATTCAATTGTATCAAACG